TAAACCAACTCCTGACATAGGATATATGCTAGAGAGCCACGTGACCTGGTATGACGTTAAAACCATACGATCACCTAGAGACATAACACCGGTAAATATTGGTTGTCATCACAAACGCACTCAAGAATTATATATTGCAGCCAATGGAGAAATATATCCCTGTTGCTATCTTGGCTACTATCCGCAGACCATGCATCATCCAGGCAATACTGAATTGAAACTATTGGTAAACAAAAACAATGCTCTAGAGCACTCGCTAGAAGAATGCATGCAATGGTTTGATCAAGTAGAAGAGACCTGGAACCGACCCAGCATTGCCGAAGGACGTTTGTACACCTGTGTCAACACCTGCGGAAGTTGGACACAGCCTGTAAACAAACAAACCGTATGAGCCGTATACAAATAGACAAACTGGAGTTTTACATCACTAACGTGTGCAATCTAACTTGCTCTGGATGCAACAGATACAACAACTACAAGTTTGCAGGCTGGGAAAATTTTGACGACTACGAAGATATCTTGACACAATGGGCAGAAAAAATTGACATCATTAAACCGGTGATTCTGGGCGGAGAACCCCTGTTAAATCCTTCAATCAACAGTTGGGTCAGGGGTATACGTAAATTATGGCCAGATCATCATACGCCACAGATACAATCAAACGGCACTAGGATAGATCTAGTCGATGGCCTGTATGACACCTGTCGAGAAGTCAATACCTGGATTGGCATCAGTCTTCATGCGCAAGATAACAAAGAGGTTATTTTTGATCGTATCAGAAATTTTTTGGTGCATCCAATACAAGAAACCTCTGGCACTACCACACAACACATGTCAAACTTTCAGTTTGTGGATGCAAACAATGTACAGGTACATGTATGGCTATCTGATCATTTTACACAAAGCAATATTATACAAGACTCGTCAGGCCGATTCACACTACACAACAGCGATCCGGTCCGGGCCCATGCCAACTGTGCATTTGTCAAATACAAAAATTATCATTTTATCGATGGAAAAATACACAAATGCGGACCTGCTCCCTTGATGCAACAGTTTGATCAACAGTACCCTTTTGACATATCCAACTCGGATCGTGTGCTGATACACAGTTATCAGGGACTGTCAGTGGACGAGTTTGATCAACGAGGACAAGAATTTTTTCGCACCATCGATGAACCTATCGCTCAGTGCAAGTTTTGTCCTGAATCATACGAATTCAAAAAAATACAATTTTCAAATCTAAAACCCAATAAAATTTAAACTGGTCAGGTATTTTGAATGATTCGCTCGTGGTACCACTCAGCAACCAAGATTTGACTTTCTGGTGTTCCGTGATAGCCAGGATCGTTTTTTGGATCGCAAGGATATCGCCCACAGGCCACTTGTGTGGTTTGCATGGGGTCCAGCTGTAGATAACAGTCCGGCACGATGCTGGGTATGACCCTGCGCCATTGGTCAATATTGTTAGGATCAAATGGCCACAGCAAATTTGGTAAAAACAAAAACTTGATCCCGTCAAAGTACATCTGTAGCACACCTTCAACCATGATCCACTCGTCTTGTTGTTTTTTCCACTCGCTGTCATAGATGGTATCAATAAATGCCCTAACACCTTTTTGTGCTTCCTTGCTGACCTTGCCTGCACGATAGGGATGATTGTAGTTTTCGGCCAAGGTAAAAATGGTTTCGCAAATCATGTTATAATTGTTGTCGCCGTAGTTGACATTGTCAATGCCATCTTTGCGGTTGTAGCCGTTTTTCAGTGTGCGGTCTTGCAAGTGCTGTTGCAGGGTTGGATTCCATCCACCAGATTCCTTGGCCCAGTCGTAGGGAGCAGATCTAGCCGGAATCTCCATGCGGTCCCAAAAGGTCGCACCCACTATGGCAAAATCTGGACGGTGTCTGCGTATCTCTTCAATCTGTATCCGGATGCCACCGTTGCTGCAACCTTGTCTTGCTAGATTGACCAGCTCCCACCCCAGTTTAGCGGCCAGTACCTCGCCCCAACTGGTGTTGGGCAAAGTTTTGCTTGGCGCACAAAAACTATCGCCGGCAATCATTAATTTTTTCATATTATACTTTTGACTTGATCAGATATCACATACTCGTTAACATGGCAATTGGTAAAAAAACTGCTGATAACATCTTTGTGTAGCGGCAGTTCGTCTAGATCGTACGAATCAGCTGGTACTTCATATTTAACATTGCCTTGATTGCCGCTGGAAAAATAAATCACACGATCATGATGGTCGTTTATGGTATTGTGTACAAATTTATGATGCAGGTGTCCATATTCGCCCAGGTGATTGTGAGTCAATACCAGGTCTGAGTCGCCGATGCTGGCCAGCAAGTCTTTGGCCGCCGATTTGATATCGAAACTGATTATCCCGGTCTCCAGATCCAGATAGTTGTCTTGATATCCTAAAAATTTTGTTTTTATGTTGCGTCGTTGCCAGAAGGCCTTGATTTCTTGTGCCCGAGCATCCTGGTCGGTGTAGGTTAGATAAACAATGGTCCAATCAAATTGAGCATAGTGATGTATAAATCCATAGGCAAAGATCACACAGTCATCTGGATGAGCGACTACCGCAACAGCTTTCATATTAGGTCATGAGCCAACGTTATTCCTCGTGAGATCAAGAGATCCACATAAGATTGCTGTTGCCCCCTGGTCAACTGTGACCATGCGTTCCTGTGTATGCTAACAGTCAGGAGATCTGGATTGTACATATTGTTCAATATCTTTTCGGAGTCCGCCACTTCACTGTGACAAAGATTGCAACATCTGATCTGTTGAGATCCTTTGTAGACCTTGTCCAGTGTGCCATCGCGGTACAACACATAACCGGTATAAACCACAAACTCCGACAAAGTATCCTGGTACTGCAACCACTCAACTGCGTTTTTTTTTGTGAGTTTGGTGATTTCAACTAACATTTCTCTCACGGTATTGTTGTGGAACACAAATGGTACACCGCTTGGTGCGGCAATATGTTGCAAGTCGATGCCAAATAATTCGTTAATGACATTTTTTATTTTGTGGAATACAGAACGTATCGGCCTATACCCAATCTGTAAAGTATCGTCGTAATTGACAAGTTTGCTAGAATCTATAGCTCTGACAAAAATTGTTTTTGCATCCAGTATCATGCTGAATCTATTGTAGCTAAGTGAACTGCCTAGCAATTTCAAAATTTGTTGGCTGACCCATCCCTGTGGTGACCAATATTCCAAGCTAAAAACATCTTTCGGTATCACACGAACATGATTGGATAAACTGCCCCACCAGTTTGGGTCAATGTCATCGGCAACTGATTGTGTGTCGTTGACCATGACAAAGATATTTTTAATACCAATATTTTGACAGTACAAATCTACACTTTGCGCCTGTAATTTCAGTATTGGAAGTTCTTCTCGGAATACCACAGTGACTAGATCAATCATGCCAATATTTAGCGATAAAAAAGTAAAGACTGTCAATTGTTGTCAAAAGAATAGGAGCCGAAGCTCCTATCTGTTATTTTCTGTTTCGACGGATAACTCCGCAAAGCAGTGATTAAACTGCTAATGATTGGCGTTGTGCTGTACGAGCAGAGAACTTGACGTTCTTGCCTGAAACAGTTACTTCGCCAGTAGATGCGTTTGCATTTACAAGTTTTGCTTCTACGGCCGAGTCTCCCCAACCCTAACGAGTTTCACCTTCCCGTGTAGATCCTGTTCATACTTGTTGCCACGTCGAAACTGTGTATGGCCCATCATAAGCGTACCCAACTCTGGAAGGAATCGTCTGTAACGTTACCACTTGGGACTTAAACCCACATACGCTTATGGTGGACCATTCGGGCACTGCCCCCGAGTCCGCAACACCTTTCTGTCAAGGCATTAAACTACAATTCTGCTTTGAGGCATACTTTTTTTAAGTCTACCTCTACTAAACCCTTTTATTATATAATCTTGCTCTTTTTCTGTCAAGATGTAGTGTTCTTTTATATTGTTATTTACCCAAAGTTTTTTAGCAACATGACCTTTTTTACCTCTTACCCACCCTTCGGGGATAGGATCTGTAATATTACTACGTGTTACTTCTTTTGTCAATATATTAGAAATCCATATTTTACCAAATTGGCTATTACCAGGTCCTGACGATTTTTTACTTGCATCTTTCCTGCGTTGTTCGTATTCATTGGAAGTGAGATTACACCATCCATTGTTATTTTTATTACGATTTTGCGTCACTACATTAGAATACCAATTCTGCCACCATTTTGTATTATTAGCTTTTTGTTCTGCTATAAATTCATTGAGTCTTTTAGCCGCAATTTTACCACCTTCTTTAGCGTTTTTTTTGTGCTGATCACTTCCATTCCAGTGATCCCATCCTCCTAACCCACCTTTGTGCATATTGTAAGTATCAGATCTTTTTACGAAATCTTCAGTAACAATTTCTGCTTCTTTATCAGCCATTTCTTTCTTAGAAGAACAGAAATATAAAACTTCTTTCTTAAAGTTTTCTACACCATATTTCTTAATTGCGGCAGTTATTTGTTTACCAGAACCATAATATCCATTATCATTTGGATGTTTGACAGATTTATGTTTTCCGACATAAATCTTATTGTTGATTAAGTTTGTTATTTGATAGACATAGTAATACATAATATTATTTATGCCGGACGAGGGTTCGATACTGCTTAAAAGAATTACAACAATACTTTTACTTAGCAGTACCGTATACTTCAACCACAACTCTACGGTTTTTGCTACGACCAATAACGGTCTTATTATCGGCAACAGGTTCGCGTTCGCCTTTGCTATCGGTATACACACGACCGGCTTCTAGACCTTGGCTGACAAGATATTGTTTAACTGCTTCAGCACGACGCTGACCCAACTGTAAATTGTAAGTGTCTGAACCCACACTGTCGGTGTGTCCTACAGCAATGATTAATTCTGTGTTTACAGTCTTTAATTTAGCTACCAATTGATCTAGTTCAGCACGACCTTCAGGTTTAATCACAGTACGATCAAAGTCAAACAATGACTGTGCTTTGTAGGTTATACGAAATTCTTGGACTGTTTTAACTATGGGGTTAACCGGTGCAGGTTTTGCTACTGCTGGAGCAGTTGGTTTTACTGGTCGTAGAGCGCCATCACATTCAGCGGCAGCAGTAGCTGGAGTCCAGGCACTGTCTCTCCAGCATAGGCCACTTGAGTTAGTCACGGTACCGGCTTGACTGGTCCAGTTATCGTGAGCCGATGCAAGTGAGCTCACAGCCAATAATACAAATAATATGTTACGCATGTTGATTCCTTTAAAAAGCTATTTATGTATGGTGGGCCTTGTTGGATTCGAACCAACCACCGAGCGATTATGAGTCGCTAGCTCTAACCTAATGAGCTAAAGGCCCAAGCTACTATTATAGCACTAGGGCTGGTAGTTGTCAAGCCAACGTTCAAAACTACCGTATAAATTGATCACAACAGCCTCAGCACTACCAAATATAATAATCTTTTTAGGTATGGTGTTTATGGCCAAGATATAGTAGGGCGACTGTATTTTTCTATCCATTTCCAATAGGCGATCACTGGTCACGCTTTTTGGATCTGTAATGTCAAACGTATAGCGTGTTAGGCCGAGCACTTGATCAAATATGTGATAGCCTTTGTGCGTGAGACGCATACCACCTGTGGACCTGATGTTATGCCACCAGGTCTTCATGGCAATTTTATCTGTGATGCCGAGGTCGAGATCTAATTGGCTGACTAAATCGTGTGTTAGTTGTTGACGTTGATCGCGCACTTCAAGGAAAAATTCTTTCGCCTTGTTTAAGTACCACCACTGAGAACTTGTCAGTTTTAAACTGTGTGTTTAGTTTTCTAGCCAAGTTGATGGCGTGTCCAGGATTGCTGAAACTTACCTTTTTATACTTGGGACCAGGGTACTGCACCAGTAGGTTTGATGTTTTAAGGTTTATGGGTTTACCATCATAAAACACAGCCCATACTCCTTCGCTACCCAAAACCTGTTCAGTTTTATAGGTAACCCGATTGGTAATCTCGGCAAGCACGGTGGGTTTAGGTCTACTCATGGTTAGATATTTATGACCGTAATATACCAATATTAAAAAGTGCCACCGTCAATTTGAACAGTAATGACATCTTCACTGTGATTATTCACAGGGACTGACCGTAGGGTGTTGAGTTCCAACAACAGTCGTGCCAGATCAGCCACAAGATCTCGTGCTTCAGTGACTGATACTGTAAGACCTTGACTGGATCTAAGATCCATGCCCTGTACACGATCAATAAATCGATTTATGTGCAGGCTCAACGGTGAACCTCGTTCAAGTATGGGTCTAAACACGGAGGTGTCCAACCTTCAGGTTTGAGTACCTTGCCATCCTCACGTTTGGTAACCAAGCCGGTGTCAGGATCAATCTTGGCCTGATTACTGCGCATGACTTCGTTCCATGCACCTTCGGCATCGGCGCCCATGCTGTGTATAGCACCAATAGTGACCACCAAGATGTCAACCAGTGCATCAAGATCAGTGACCGGATGCTGACTGTCTTCGAGTTCTTGTACTTCTTCGCGGATCAAATCAAGATACAGTGCGTACTGATCACGATTCTCAACTCCTACGGTTTGACCACAGGCCTGCATGAAACTGGCTTGGTCTTGAAATGGATTAGACATTGGTAACCTCCTGTGAATTAAAAAATGGTCCATGATAGGGATAGCGTTGTAAAACAATCAATTTTGGATCCTGAACAGTGCGCCACTTGCGACCTTTTTTAACTGAATACCAACCGGCTGCAAACCAACTACGACTCTTGGCGGTCTTGGTATAAAGTGGCAATGCATGTGGCACATCCCAGACCGGATTGTGTACTCGACTGGCTGTGGGATAACCATGCACTGAATGTGTTGCGGTGGATCGTGGTCGGGTTCGAATCATTGGAGGTTCAAATCGTACTCCGGTACGTTGTTCTACCATGCGAATGGTTTTGTACTGCGAAATTTGATTGTTTAACCTGACCTGGTAACCACCGGCACAGGCTTCAACATTACCGACCTTCTCGTCATTTTGTTGTAATATCCAAAACTTCTTGTCAATTACGGGTTTTGCTATCAGCATTGTATCCTTTCGTTCTACACTGTTGTTGTACTGCCTGTGGCACATCTGGATGCCAACCGCCTATCAACTGTCTACAATCATACCTTACAATAACAGTGTTAGATTCTGCAAGATGCATGAGAGAGATAAAAAAAATCATGGTCCCAACTACACTGACAGAAATAGACAACAGTAATTTCATTCTAATACTCCTGCATAAGTCTGATTCATCCAACGTCCAAATTGTTCGGCACTTTCACTGCACTTGTTTAATTCATACTTGCCACAGAACTGCATGAATCTCACACCTACCTGTCCCACATCCTTGTGACTAATTTGCTCTTTAATACAAGTGTCTACAGTTAGTTTAACATCGTCGGGCTGTGCTGTCAAGTCAATCAAGGTTCTATTGCGTTCGTAATCGTCTAATACCTTGTGCTCTACACCATCTGGGTCAGTCCATCTTTGCAACATCATGTTGTTCCAGTTGTAGCCTTTTCGATCTTTGTCCTCATAGGCTTCTTGTAACCCAACTCGGTTCTTTGTGCCTTTTGTTCTAACACCCGGGAAGGCGCTAAACACATTGTCGCTACTATCGCCCCGCATGCATTTTTCAAACAAAAGCCACGCTGGATCAGGGATCGTTTTAGCTTGTTTTGTTTTTTTATCGATAACCAAGTTGCCTTTGGCATCAAAAATTCCTTCCGTGGTCAATAGTTCGTCCGTGATACCGTTGTACTGTTTAACATTAGCGGCTAACAGTTGTACAAAATCAGTGTCACTGCTGATAACAATGTGTTCGTCTTGGGGGTGTAAGGCAATCCATCTTGCTATAATATCATCGGCTTCAGCTGTTGCACATCTGACAACACTACAGTTGGTTTTTTCGGACAGATATTTAGTTAGGTTATCGTAGGTTTCCCAGAACATGGCATCTTCTTCTTGCTCTCGTTCTGTGAGTGCGGCACGGGCCACAGCACGATTGGCCTTGTAGGGTCGGTAGTGATCTTTGCGCCATGATCGTCCTTCCAGGGCAAACACCACGTGATCTGCTTCGAATCTACGGGCCACTTTGTTGGCCGCCATCAAAGTAATATGCAAGGCAAATCCAATTTTTTCCCAGGTATCACTGGCTCTAAAAGCACCATGCCTAGCTCTAAAAAACATGTTTGCTGTGTCAATTAACACATAACGCATACGGCACCACCTTAAATATATTTGTTGTCAATAATATATTGTAACATAAAACGGTGAAAAATGCTATGGCCATCCTTGCCAAAATGATATGAATTGGGTGCTACTGTTTCGATCTCTTTTGCCCGAACAACGGCATCATAGGTCAGGGCTGGATCGTAAGGACCAATGTAATCGGTGCCCCATTTTTTCTGGTTGGTAATTCGGGCAAAATCTGTATTACCATTGACAAATATGTGACGAATCTTTTGTTTTTTGAGCTCTTGATGGAACTTCCAAATTTCATCGTGTGCTTCTTGTGTTTTCTTTTTCCAATCTACCGCGGCCACAAATTCTTTGTATTGTTGTTGGTGACTTGCCGGAACTGTATCTATTCCGGAAGCATTAATTTGATAATAGGTTCCGTCAATCAGCCATTCTTCTCTTTCCCAAGTGCTCCACTGGACGATAACTAAAATATCTTGTACAGCATCAGCACGTTCGGCTAACCAAGCTCGTGTAGTACGCAAGATTCGGGCATTACTACTGGCACTTTCAGCATCAAGATGTAGTGCGGCATTCAGTGTACGACTTAATTGTCGTGCCCAGCTAACTGCAAGATTGTCTGGGTGAGGTCTGCGTCCAGAAAAGAAATGTGCTGGATCATCTTCAGCAAAAGCATGAACATTAACTGCCTCGGCCGCAGCAGCATGACTATCACCATTTACATACAAGATCATGACACTTCGCTACGTCCGTCACCAATGTCTTTGCTACGAATAATTCTGTTACCATTCATAGCTTGTTCCTGTTCCCAAGTCTCAAGGACAACATTACGACATACGTTTTGGAACCAACGATCAATAATGTCAACGTCGCTGTCTTCTTTTTTCATCATATAACCGTGTCTGACTAGATCGGCGATCATTTTTTCATTCCAGTCAAATTCAAAAGCACCAGCGTGTATATTTTCGGGATCTATGTCCATACTCACAATGTTAAAGTAAGGTTCTCCACGCTCTGTAGCCAACTCCTTGGCAGTTTTCTCTGGGGCCTTGGGTGCCCGAGGTTCCTTTGGCTTGGGAGTTTCTGTTATCCCGACCGTGGTTGGCTTCTTGCGAAAGCGATCAAATATTCCCATTATAGGCTCGGCCTAGTATTACCGTATTGGATTATGCAAATATCCTTACGTGTAGTGGTAAGTTTACGCCATGGATCAACAATTATGCTGCCAGCTTTGATATCGCAATAAGGTTGTGTATCCACTTGATCTCCGGTATACTCGTAAGTGATCTTACGGTTGTGTGCCCATAAAAATACTGCTGGAGTATCAATTGCGGACACCACATCGGCTGGATTGTCAGCTAAAGGATCCACATAAACCACTGCGTGTCCGGCTTCCTTGACATAGTGTCCAACTAAAGTGCTATAACTACCGATGCAATACTCAACATCGGGTTTGTAGGCCTTGCCGTGGATCACAATTGGCAAATTTAATAACTTAGCTTGTTCAACAAGATACATGGCCAAGTTTTTGGCCTGTAACTCTCGGGCATGCATGACTGTGTCAAACAGGTCGTAGCCAATATCGTATTCGTCAGCCAACCAACGTAGAGCAATATTGTCTCTAGGGTGGCAAGCACCTGCGTCGCCCATGCCGGCTGTCATGTACTTGGGTCCCATAATACGCATGGTACTACGGGCAAGAGCATTGGTAACTACGTCTACGTTGATATTGCCAATCTTCATGGCAAAATCTTGGATCATGTTTACTAGACCAACTTTGGCAGAAATAAATGTGTTATAGAAAATTTTAATTGCTTCACATTCGTCCCAGGTACCAATTTCGTAACGTGGGTCGTTGTTCATGATAGTTTTGTACAAGGCAATAAGCTCACCGGCAACACCGGTCATCTCACCATCTTCGGTACCAATGATAACCATTTCTGGATTGGCCATATCCCATTTTACTGAACCCATGGCAATCAGGTAAGGATTGTATAAGAATTGATGTTTACTATCTAATAAAGTAATAAACTTACGTCTTGTAGTTCCCGGTAACACTGTGCTAATTAATACTACTTTTTTGCTAGATGTAGCATGTGCGTTGACCTTGTTGATAGCGTCAATCACAGCCTCATGTCCAAAGTCTCGAGGTTCCATGTGGCTACTTGGAACAGATCCATCGTAACCTTGGGCATGTGGAGTTGGAACAGCAATAAAAATCCATTCACTTTCTGTGATTAATTCTGCAATATCGCAAACTCGTACGCTGTCGCTCGCCCGTGGAACAATGTCGTACCCACGTACTTCGTGTTTTTCTGCCATGACTTCGGCACAGTCTAAACCTAATTTCCCAATTCCGATGAATCCAATTTTTGCCATTTTGTATCCTTAAAGTTATCTTGTCTATAATTTATGTGACTTTGCCGGGTCGACCTAAATATTTTGATAGACTGGAATAGGATTCATTTTATGTAGGCTACGAGCACGGATTCGACGATATGTAATAACCCGATCATGTTCGGTTGCATTGGCAATAGGCAATTCATGATTATCCTGTCGCATGGCCAGTTCTAGATCACTATAGGTCAATCCACCCAGTTGATCTTGATCAGTGCGCCCATCATCCCATAATCCGTCAGTTGGAGCGGCGTTTATGATATCTTCGAGTATGCCGAGTTCACGACCCAGTTGCCATACTTGAGATTTATATAAATCGCCAATTGGACTGATATCTACACCGCCATCACCGTATTTGGTATAAAATCCCACACCAAAGTCTTCTACTTTGTTGCCAGTACCAACTACTAATCCCTGTGTACTTTGTGCGATCTGATACAAGGTAACCATACGCAACCGACTGCGACTATTGGCCATGCCTAGTAGATTATCGTATTGATTCATACGAGTTTCAAACACATCAAAAACCGGAGTCACATCAATGATCTCGTGGCGCACATTGTCAAAGTTCTGTGATAACCAAACACCTTGTTGCATACTGAGATCATGCAGTTCAGGACGTTGACGTATGGGCATGGTCACTGCTATGGTGTTTAATCCTGTCCCGGCACACAAGGCGCTGACCACAGCCGAGTCAATTCCGCCCGAAATACCCACTACCAATGTAGTCATACCTGCGGATTCAGCATAGTCTCGGATCCAGGCACTTATTTTATCTTGTAAAGCCATTTTATTTTCCTTTTAATAACCATATCATGTGTTCAACACTGCTGTGATATCTGCGATAGTCACTTGTAACGTGTTGATATGCCCATTCCATCCATATCAACCGGCCACTTAGTTGACACCGTCGGGGCCACCATAAGAATGTTACTTTCCACACAGGAGATTTGCGCCACATTTCCTCTGCCCACAAATCGTCCGTATACTTGTACAGCATTTTTGGCATTGGCATCAGGTGCCCCACTCGTTGCGAAATAAGTCCACTTGTAATCTTGCACTGTATCTCCAACCACGCTTCATGGCCAATTCAGCCACTCTAGTGGTGTTTAAGAAATATACTTCACTGGTTCCACCCACAGGCATGATATAAACCGGACCTGTAAAGCCCGCCGCACGATATGCACCCACAGCACATTCTGCGTCAGCAACATCTTGTTCCGTTGCTACTACAAATTTTAAATAGGCTGTACCAACCTCTTCATATTCATTGACTACTTCTGGTTTAATAGCATCCGCCCACTGCTCACCACTGCACGGAAGTTTAGCACTTACACTGAATGTAAGTTCTCCGCAGTTACCATGTGGCCAGCGTTGCTGATTCCATGTCTTAAGATATTCTTTGAATTCTTTTGTTAGTTTTTGAGTACCATTCGTTTCAAATGTAATCTCTTTCAAACCTGCCATCTTAGGATGATTCAGCAAGTCTGCATAGGCCCGTTGCCATCCCAGTAAGGGTTCTCCACCGGTAATGACCAAGTGTTCATCCTGCCAAGCACCGTGTGGCAATATTTCCATAATACGATCTACAATAGCATCTGTGGTGAGCATGGGACTAAGATCTTTAAAGTCTGGATGCCAACTTGCATAACTATCACAGCCAGTGCTGACTAATGGCAAAGCTTCATATTTTGGATAAGGGTACATCTCGTGTATTGATGCTAAGTCATCGGCTTCTGTGCTCAACATAGGACGTGGCATGCCAAACCCAGCACATTTAAAGTTACAACCGAAAGTTCTAAGGAACACACTGGGTACCCCCATATAACGACCTTCGCCTTGTATGCTATAAAACAGTTCTGCTATCTTAATCTTCGACATTACAATATTCCTTTAATTAATTTAGTGATTATCGTGCCCACCAGTTTTCCCAAGGAAATTCAATCCAGGCATCATCGACAGCTTTGTTGATTGTGACAGCCGAATAGTTGATATCCATTTGATTTTTGCTTACTTCGTTATCGTACAATACCGCAACTCGAACATTATGTCCCCAAATTTCATCAATCCAACGAGGATCATAAGGCAAACAACTTGACTGCCAATCTTGTTTGATCCAGTTGAGTGTGGCACCACTATCATTGATGTCATCCACAATAAGTATACGCTTACGACCATCTCCTGATGCCATTGGATCATGTGCAGAATATCCAAACGCATCCTCGGCCATCCATAAGTTACTTTCTGGGCTCATTCCATCAACAGCATCACGCAGACTTACATCTAGTGAGTACATACGACAGCCAAGATACTGACTGATCAGATTGGCTGGAACAAGACCGCCGCGAGTGAGACCAACTACATAGTCGGGTTGCCAAGAATCCCGGTGTAGTTGACGTAATATTTCTTGTACATGTGATTCAATATCTGTCCAACTTACCAGGATTTTTTTCATTTTCGTCGAGCTTTAACAAGTAAATGCCAACCCAAGTATTCTCTCACAGCTTCACGCATGGCATCTGGCATGGCTGCAAACCAGGGTTCTAATTCATACTCCCCTTGCTTGTACTTGTCTATATTATACATGAAACAGTGGTCTTGACGCAACCTTAATATTTCAAATGCATCGCCTAATATGCCGGCAATCTCTTCTTTTCCAAAACTTCTAGCATATGGACAGCCGGCCTGTGCTTCATACTGGTCCAGATTTTTATTGATCATGGCCTGTTTCCACGAATTCTTAGCATACACCATGAAACGGAATTCGCCACCTGGAGCCAATATGCTGTGTACGTTTTCGATGATGCGATCCAAGGCCGGAAAATGATGTATCACACCATAACTGTAGACCAGGTCCATGGGCGGTAAATCCGCATACGAAGTTGGGTCACTGGCATCACCACAACGGAATTCGCCTTCGAGACCTTCTACTTCAAAACGTTTGCGTGCCAGTTTAACACTTTCGTCACTGTAGTCTATGGCATGGTATTCAGCACCGTGTCGAGCAAATTCGGCCGCATCGGATCCAATTCCCGGTCCAATTTCCAACACACGCTTGCCGGCCCATAAATGGAATCCAGCAAATTCAGCTATGTGTGGTTCCACACGATAACGGCGTGCGGATACCTGTTGGAAAAATTCCAAACTGCCGGGTTCGCTCTGTCCGTGTCTGATGTTACAGGGTTGGTTGTTCCAGTAACGCTTGATTTTGTCTTCTAAGGTTTCTATCATCATATTCTAATTGTGGTTCCAGGTACGTGATTGAACTGCACCATTTGTCGGTTGACATCGTTGATCTTGAGTTTGGCCCAAGGATCTTGCCGGTTAGCTTTGACATCTTCCCACCAAAGTGTGGATATGCCTTGGCTTCGCATATACTCTGCCAATTTTTCGCACTCGTCGATCCTGAATGCGGTCCATCTTGGATTGTGGAAATCTCGCGGATCGCTGGGATTGCCTTCAAACATGATTCTGTTTTGGAAAGTGGCATCATCATTGTTGCCGGTAAGATCATGACGATCGTGCACCACATTGACCGGAATGCGTTCCCAGATGTCCAGCATGTAGGCCTGCTGGCTGAGCCAAGCATCCGAAATCTGATGTGGACTGAGATGCCCCATGTGATCCAACCAGGCTCGAGGTGCTATAGGGAATATGCTGTAAGGGTGATCGTTATGTGTATGTACAGCCAACAGCTTGAATTCACCGGTGTGGCTTTCGATCACTCGATCCCAGCCCTGCGTTTCTACAAAAGCATCATCGTTCCAGAAAAACAACCAATCTGCGTCGGATGCTAGAGCCAAAGTGTTTACATACTCGTTGAGACGTGTGTAACCCAAGGGTTCAAAACTCATGGCAGTGTAATTGACGTCGCGTTCGTCCAACCAAGGTTGTAGTAATTCTTCAAAGGCCTTGATACCTTCCGCATCGTCTTCATCAAACCCCAGCATGAGCTGTATTCGATCTGGCCGGTCGGCCAATTCAAACAGGCTCTTGACACTGCGTTCTAGTGCGTCGGATCTACCTCGTGTGGGCAATAGCACTGCTATGCCAAATTCGTGCGTTTTATCTTTCATTTTTTCCTCGTGGATCATTGAATGATATTTACTGCGCCGGCACCACCGGCGCAATATTTCACGCGAATAGGTCTTCGTTCCACTCTCTATGACCTTCTCGGAAAGCCATGTTGCTTTGTGTTTCACGCACTTCCACACGATAGCACCATAGGCGTTCTGCTTCTCCTGGCCCCCATAGTTCTGGAATGTAAACACCATTGACATACCGGTACAGCATGTCGCTTAAACCTTCACAGCCTAATCTAGGTAAGACTACAATCTTGGCCATTTTGCGTTCTTGTAACAGTTGGAATGTGGCCATTTCTGGATCATCGTGTGCTACAATAAGTGTATGGTCAAATTGGTCTTCCAAGGTCTTTTTAAGTTCTTTGAGACCACCATAGTCAGCGGCCCAGTTACGAACATCTAGGTCGTTGGTGCCAAAGTAAAATTTCATACTAAAACTATAACCGTGTATCAAGTTACAATGGCTATCCGCACGCCACTGACGATAAGCACACGGAAATGCATCGTGGTATTCTTTGGTACTGGTGTATTTGTAGACTACGGGTCTAGTGTTTGGGAAGTTGTCTTCCATGTGATCGATTAGGTCTTGTGTTGATGATTTCATGCTTGTTCTCCTATGTTAAATTTTAGCATAGGCTTGCAGAGTTTGTATACCGGGATGAATGCCAAAAAGGCCGGTGGACTACTATTTAGTGCTGGTTAAATTTGTTGTTTGGTTTTTGGCCAATTCGGCCTGCGCCACACGTTTCCTAAGGCTCGAACTTGAGAAGCTATGGTCACGTTCGTTAAACACAATTTCGATACCACGTTTTCCACAGGCCTCATCACCGGTAAATTCTTTACCTTCGTATTCGACACCTAATATTCGAATATCAATGGGCAAGATCAACAACAAGTCAACAAGATCTTGTTCGGTTTGATAAACAACAACTTCATCTACATATCTACAAGCAGCCAATTGTATCTGTCGTTCTACAATGCTCTGCACTGGTTTATTTTTGATGCCAGGCCTATCAATGGTGGGATCGGTTTGCAGGCCAGCAATTAAGTAATCACAGTGATTTTTGGCATCGGTTAGCATAGCCACGTGGCCACTATGAAAAAGGTCAAAAGTTGAAAAAGTGATTCCAATTTTTTTGCCTTGTTCTTTTAACTGTTTAATATGATTAAAAATCATCGTGTAGGGTCCCGGTATGAATCTGTTCGATAATTACCTTGTCCAGGTATGGTATTTCTTACTCCGCCTACAGGATCCTCAACATCACCTGCTTGCCTTGGAATAAGATGTATGTGTGGCCAGTTGACTGTTTGACCTGCGGCAGAACCGTAGTTCATGCCAATGTTGAAACCGGCCCATTCTCCTGCGTCCACCTTACGCTTGCCAAATCTCACAGCATCTTCAAAAGCATCACTCAACACACCGATGGTGTTGTGTTTGGGCACAAACAACAGGTGTCCAGGAGTGCAAGGATACCGGTCATGGTACACAGCCACATGGAAGTCTTCACGTAAAACCGAATCCCATGGCGCTGTGCTTTGTTCTATATCATCGGGTATGTCATTGTAGATCTTATTCATGTTGATCCTGGTCCACAAGTGCAATCATTATGCCAAGTTTTTGTTGCAGGTCTTGAATGCCCGGATGCTGTTTGGCCAGTTTTTTGATGCGGAGGTCTTGTTGTCGTTTGTCTCGGGCCCAGTCTAACAGTTCAACTGCTTCTTGATCTAGCCCTACACTGACATATTGCATGTCCAATTCTTTCCAAATGTTTCCGTCCCATATTTCTATACGCTGGTCAACTGTGTTAAATCTCATATTGCCAACACCTTGAGCACCGGAGCAGTTGTTGATGTAGGTGCCAGGCTGGTTGCTACTTACACGGAGATAGCGACTGTTTGAATTTATGCTTTTGATCATCTTGGGGCAAATTCCTGTTGCAGTTTGATATTGTCCATAAACTCTTTTTTGGTTCCTGGGTCGTCTTTAAAAGCACCCTTAAGTACTGTGGTTTTCATTCTTCAACTCCGAAATGTTGTTTAATCTGTCTAATCTTATCTTTTAATACTTCAGGACCTTCGCCCATATATCTACTTTTTGGTTCTAAAATTCCGATACATTCCCTAACAATCAACTCGGCGAACTTTTCAATAATCCAATATTCCGTTTCATCAGATAAATCTAACTTATAGATTCCAGCCTGTTCAGCAAGTTGTTTAATCTTAGCGTTCATACTGTTAGTATACAGGTTTAATAAAATAAAATCAAGCAATATGGTAAATAAAAGTGCCGATCGCGATACTGGAAATATCCATCGGCTCTAAGGTTCGAGAAAGGAACATCAGCTAATGTATTTAACTAACAAGTATACCGCCATCTACTATAAAATAGTAGAACAGGCAAAACAAAGAAACCATACTAAACAAAAATATGATGGGTATCAAACTCATCATATTATTCCTCAGTGCTTTGGAGGAACCAATGACCCTAACAATCTTGTTGTGTTGAGTTATAAGGAACATCGTGTTTGCCATCGGTTGCTAATCAATATGACCAAACGAGATGCCAAATATAGAATGATGTATGCCTATAAATTGTTTAACAAAAACTACGATATCTCTTGGGTTCCAAACTTTAGAGAATATAAACCAGAGTCTTATGAACAAATGGTTAACACTCGTAAATCTCGCGGATCATATAAAACTGGCAAAGACAACAATTTTTCTGATCCAGAGATTATTAAACTTGTTCGTAAGCGTATGACCGATAGTAATCCAATGACACGCCCTGAGCAACGATTACGAATGAGCTTTAAGAATAACAATCCTCTTTGTAGGCCTATAGAGATTGATAATATATGTTTCCCTTCAATAGGGAAAGCGGCAGAATATTTTAACACTACCCCTCACCTATTTAGGAAAACATATAACTATCGTGTATGCGATACCTGAAGACTTAGAGAATCAAAGAATTCTTTCTTGGTTGCCGGATCGGTCAAAAATGCTCCTTTTAATACAGTAGTTGTAGTGGAACTGTCGTGGGCCATTAGGCCCCTATTTTCACAACAACCATGAGACATTCTCAGATATACCCCAATATTCTTAGATTCAGTAGCCCGCATTATTTCTCTTGCGATGTCGTTACATAGTTCTTCTTGAAGCGTACCGCGGCGAGCACACCATTGAGCAATACGAGTATACTTAGACAAGCCAATGAGTTTGTTTGCGGCAATAATGCCGATATAAGCAACTCCTGACACAGGCTGATGATGATGACTGCACATACTACGCAACTCACTTCTAACCACCAACATACCTTCATATCTATCCTCACTATCATTAGGGAACGCCGTGGCGTCTGGAGCAACTTCGTAACGACCTGCCATAATTTCGTTGTAATACATTTTTGCTAAACGACGTGCTGTGCCTTTACTGTTGGGATCTGTTTCACGATCAATTAGTAACGCATCTAACACACCTTCAAACGCCACAGTGGCATCATCAATCAATCGAGACTTAACTGCATCGTTGTTGACGTACTCACTGATATTGTCTCCTGCCCAAAATCTTTTACCATTGTGTCGCATTGTGTTACGTAATACTTCGGCAAGATTAGGAGAATTTGGATTCTCCCACTCTACTGTTTCGCCTTCTTTAAAATCTTTATACGCTTTATCGTATCCCATGTATTCTCCAATTTAATTAAATTCAATGCGTCTTAGATCTGGGTAGTTGTGTCTCTTGGGTTCTGGATCCACCTGACACAATAATTCTATGCCTCTAGCACAGTCTTCCAGTGTAGGACAATAGTGATATCCGTCACTGAACGACTGTTGCGTTTCCCAAGGTGTGATACGTAAATCTCTACCATCTGATCTCATGCAACTAAACATTTCGTATTCTGCTCGGTTATCCAACAGTATAGCACCTGCCCGGCCCAGTTGTAAAGGCTTTCCATGCCCAAAACTCACGCATTGTAACTGTCCAGATCTATACATGTCGGGCCTTAGTAGTCTGGCACTGTCCCATATTCTGGTTCCGTGGAAACGGTATTCACCAATCCAGTATTCGGTGCGTAACTTGTAATGTACACCCAACTGTCGCATTAGTTGTACAACACTGAGATAGGTAAAGGCAGTAAATTCGCAACTGGCGACATGTTCGTATCTAAAACAAAGTTCAAGTGCGTGTGTGCAACCATCGGTCACAACCGCATACGGTGCACCGGTATATTCGGACAATCGTTCTTCGAATTCAAACAACGCATCAAAGCTCATCGATTGTACCAGGCCCAGGCATGACGGATGATATCTTCAAGCCCATATTGTGGTTGCCACCCACTTGCCGACATAAACTTACCAGCGTCGGCTGTTAGTGTAGCTGGATCTCCAGCACGTCGCGGGCCATTTTTATGAGTAACAGCAATTTTGGTCACGGTTGCGGCAGTCATGATAATTTCAAGATTGCTATGGCCACGGTTAGTGCCTAAATTGTAAACACCTGCTGGTATTGACTGATTGACGGCCAAGATATGTGCCTGTGCCAGATCTTCTACGTGTATGTAATCGCGTACACAGGTGCCATCCGGGGTAGGATAGTCCGTGCCATATAATGTACAGTTCCGACCATCGCGAACACTTTCTAAAACTCTTGCTATGATATGAGTTGCACCGGGCTCTTGTCCGTGTCTTGCAGAACTATCTGCACCGCAGGCATTGAAATATCTAAATGCCACCGAGTCAATGCCATAGGCTTGACCGTAACTGGCCAACAGCCATTCTGTCATCAGTTTGCTTTGACCATATGGACTGATCGGTTCACAAGGATCCACTTCTTGACACGGAGTCATAACAGGTTCTCCATAGGTGGCTGCACTGCTACTGAATACAATCCTGGTTGATGTCATGTTGTTCGCAATTAAAAAGTCCAGTAACTGTTTGGTCTTTACAAAATTGTTTTCGTAGTACACAGCTGGATTAGTCACGCTGGGGCCAACTAGGCTGGTGCCAGCACAATGTATGATAGCATCGGGTTGGAATTGATGGATACCAGCAAAGGCCACTTCTGTGGCGTAATCGCCAGTGTGCCACCAAACTCCGGGTGTTTTTAACAAGTGTTCTGGAGGAATCCTGGAATCAATGCCCAGTACTTCGTGCCCTTGATCTACCAAGTTTAACAAGGTTTGCCCACCAATATATCCTGCTGCTCCAGTGACTACTATTTTCATTTTTCAATCTTTCTTACTGGATATTTGGCCTGGCTCACATGGTCTCGATATCTCGTGCCTGCACGATTCCATTGCTCGCCGTTGCCTTCCAAGATATCTACAATGCGATCTACAGTACCATCAGTCCAGTCACTAATTAAACCCATATTGTGATGTGGTTTGTTTAGTAACAATTCTAACTTGTGATAAGCATCATCTATTGACCAAGGAACGTAGAGCCTGTTTGGATCATCTGCAAAAGTTTCAGGGAAGCTACGATAAGCAGGATATAAAACATTGGCTCCGAGCGTATCTGCCTCTGATACAGTGTTTGATACCCAATCTTGCAGAGCACAATTGAACAGCACACGAGTATCGTTAAGGAGAGCATAGTAATCATTTTTCTTTAAGTTTTCGTAAATTGAGAGCTTGCCTTGTTGTTCCAGTTGTCTAGCACGATCAACATATTCGGGATTGTTGCTACGCAATGGTCCGCCTTGCATGACGGCAAACTCAATATTTTTGACTCGTCCTTGTGCATGATACATTTCGATCAAGTCCATAAAGAATCCTGGCTGTTTCTCTTGATCGAATCTGGCAGCAAAAGCCACACGCATTCGACGTTGATCGAATGGTCGAATATTGTCATGACCGCCAATACGTTCTAGCACTTCTTCTTTGTTAAATGCCAAGCCCGAAATATTATAGATTGGAGCAGTCCAACCAGCAATACGCATGTGAGCCACCATTTCTTCATTGGTGGCCAATACTGCTGTTACAAATTGATTGACCATGCGTTCATAAGTACTCATCCACTCTGCCATGCCCCACACATGAACAAAGTCATCGGGATCTACCGACTGAGCCAAACATCTAACAAAAATCTTTGGTCTATACTTTGAATCAACTTGATCAAGAATATATGGCAAAGTTTCAATACCCGGAGCAAACATATCTTCAAAATAGATAACATCGTCACTTGTAACTTCACCAGCCTTCATCATTTTAACAAGATTCATTAGTTGACTCATACTAAAATAACTACGTCCATGTGCGTCCAACACCTGCCCGACAGAAATAGCACCTGTATTATCTAATGTTTCACCTGGTACATATACTACATCAAGACCACGGCGTTCAAATACGCGACGATTCCATTCTGTTAGTTGTAGTGTGTAGCGGGATTCATAATTTTCTAATCCAATGTAGAATAATTTACGCATTTTTATCCTCGACGGTAGCCGGCAAATCTGCGGGTATCTTCTTCCCACATGTTTTTGGCATTTTTACCTTGGGTGTACTTGTTGTACTGTTGCCAAGCATAGCTCTTGAAGTTGTACAGATCTTCTTCTCTAAATCTGTATCCATACTCGATGCAGAATTCGCGGAAGAGATCAAGGTCGTCCATGATAGCGATCGCTCTTGGATTAGGTTTATGTTGGGGCTTACCCATCGTAGTTCCTTTTAGATTTTAATACTGAGGTTGGGGCGAGAAAGTTCATATTTGATCAAGCAGCCATTCTCACCATCTTCAGCTACTTCGATCCATACAGCACGATCAGGATATCGTTCTGCTATTTGAAGATAAAGATCGTCGGCGAGCATTTCCACGCTTTTAAAGTCCAACTGTAAAATATCTTTGCTGTAAAAACTTTCTAACCAGCGTTTAACTTGTATAAATTCCAGATCTCTATTTGAATGCCAAACGTCAATCCACACACGGAAATGGAATATATGGCGATGCGGGCTGGCCAGGAACGAAACATCATATTCATCTCCTGTGGCCAAGTGCGGATCAGTTGCAGCCGCAGGATAACGATGTATGCCTTCGCGACGGAATGTGATCCAAATTTTACGTTCTGCGGCTTCCTTAATACGTTCTGCTGTTTCTCTTTGACTTGATATCATGTTAGACTTTCAATAGTTCAATGGTTACAATTTGGGCAATGGCTTGCGGCATATCCGATTCAGTATCGGGTATAATGTGTAAGTTTACATGTTCTTGATCTTTTTTGCGATCATAATGGACGATTTCAACAATGGTTCCGCCAGTGGCTGGTTGTACTTTAAATCTCAATGGTGTTGGCATTTCGACATAAGGTAAACATACTAGAGGAGACTCATTATGGTATTCCTCTGCCCAGTGTATGACACGATTTAACCAACGTCTAATCATTTTGAGTTCCTAAACTGTTCAACATCTTTGACAGCGTCTTGTAATATTGACGCATAGTTCATGGCCTGTTGTCTATTCATAATAAGACTAGATTCGTACTTGATGTAACCTTGTGTGAGTAAGGTCCAGATATGATGCCACCGAGTGCGACTCCAATAGTTGGTTTTGCCTGTGGTATAGGTAGTGACAGTTATACCCGTCTCGTCTGTTTCCACAAATACTTCATGATCGTGGTCTTCCTGTCCACATTCACAAGTGACTTTATACATTTTAGTGTCACCCCAGTTGTTTTTGATCAAGATGCCTGTGGCTGGAGTTTCTGGTTTTAAATCCATGGTATTCTTTATTCCTGATGTTGGTTGAGTCGAATTCCGGTTAAACCGGATACTGTTTGGAAATGATCCCAGGCCATTTTGGCCGCTGGGTTTGTTTCTAAATCATCATTGCACATTACTGTTTCTAACCAGATGTGCGGAAGACGACGTGGGTTTGCACCAAACTGGCGAGGCTGATGTAGTCGACCAGATTCCCAAAGTTCTATGCTGACACTGCGTAGACGATCTTCATCTTCGTCCTTGTAGCCAATCCATTCAGGACTGCTGAAAGGACTGCCCATGGTTTGTCCACCACCATAGCCCTGCCAAAGTTCAGTCCACTGTACATCATTGTGCGGGTCAAAATCTGTGCGGGCGATGATGACCAGCACATCATCAATGTTGACGGCACCGTCCACAATGTCTCGAACACAACGACTATAGCTTAATCCAATTTTCATTTTATCACTTCATCTTTAGTGTATTTAGACCAATCCGTAAACTTCTTACGGTCTCTTAATTCATGTAAACTATGACACCAAACGCCAGGATTTGTTTTGGCAAAATCCTTGTCGTCTAGTTTAATTGTAGCATTATATCCCAGCAGTTGTATATAGGGCAGTTTCACCGAAATCATGGGAATAAAGTTATTGTATTCAACCAATCCACTTTCACATAAACCTTCGGCACAAGTACTATCCAAGTCTAAAGTACATAGTAATCCTGCCTGTAGACATTCTAGGATCATAATTTCCCATTCTTTCCATGTTACAGCATCGTTGATTTCTGGATTTGGAAAACTTTGATTAGCACCAAAATAAACATGGGTACACTCATTATTTTTTGCTAAGTTTAAAATTACCTGTTCGTTTTGTAAGCCAACCACAAACAAAGTTTTACGACCAACGGCTGGGCTATGTTCTACTTCAGTACCAATAAAAAAATCTACGTTGTCGTGTCCGATTCGGTTCATGCTCGTTGTTCCTGTTCCAATTGATCCAATGCTGACTCATCTAATTGTACATTGTCATCCAATTCAGTGTCAACATCGGCATCACCAAAATTAAACAACTGATCAAACATCGGGCGACCGCTTTTGGCTTTATCACCTTTGAATCCTCTGGTACCGACGATATCCATCCAATAACGATCGTAATGTTCGATTATGGCTTCGGCTTCCTCACGGTCCGGTGTGGCAAATATAGCATCCACGATGTCTCTAAACATGACATGATCCCCGGTACGTCCTTTGGTTCCTTGATTCCACATCATGGCAGGCCATGTGCCTGAATCATACTCACGATTGGCTCGCTGTACTGCTTCAATATGTGTCCAAACATTATGGCCCATTAGTAGTGCATAACTAAAACTATCCCACGATGTACGACCTTCTTTGCCAATCTTGTTTAGGTCGCCCGGCTTGTAGATACAGACATCTTTCATTTGCATACGTAGACTAATTGGGCTTTCGTCAAAGCGATCGATCAAGCCATCGGCTAATACAGCCTGGCCAAAAGGTCTAGTATCATTGGCATATTTTTTATCATCTACAATAGGACTCATACGATAGCACCATTTTTCATTGTGTGGCAAATCAATGTGGTGATATACCTGTCCATTAGCTGTGGCCAAAAACGGACTAGCACAGTCAAATGATATGGTAAAGTTTGGATTTACATGACGGCGAACCGCACGTTGTATGTCAGTGAGTAATACTGCCCACTCTAGTTTACTGGTACCTAAAAAGTGCATCCAATCATGTATGCCCGTTTGTAGTAGGTTATCATGACGTAAGGCAACCAATCGTTTGAGAACCAAGTGTACATCGCACATGTTTTGCCCACCCATGCTCCAACCGTTGAAGTGTGTGTCAGGATACTGTGCAGGATCGCAGTAGTGTTTCATTGTTTCATACCAGCGATCGGCATCTGGATGATTGGCACCCTGTAGTACATTCAGCACTCGCATACCACCGTTCTTGATTCCTTTACGATTTTTCATATAAAAATCATTATTGAACTTGGTGGCGTCTACTGCTTCTTCTAGGGTGCTTATTCCGCAGGCCTCTGCGGCTTTTTTATCGTGTATAACCCAGGTTGGTATATCCAAGGTCATACCATAATCAGCAACACCGTCTAACCATTTGAGCACAGCTTCTCTGCGTTTCTGTGCTCGGGGACAACCAGAGTTGGCCTTCCAATCGCCTTCCCATAGGCCCTTGGCAATTTGGAATCCGCCCGAGTCGCCTAACATCAAGGTACCAGGTTCACGACTACGAACCATGTCCTCAGACCAGTCTTGCTTGGCGAGATCTAGATTGGCATGCCCACCTGAATACAAACTCCACTTGTACGGAAACAGGCCCTTCTGACTGTTAAGCCAGTTCATCATTTCCATATCCGGAATGCCAGCTGGCATTCTAGCAGGATCCACATACGGTCCTGCCACAGGATCACGCTGTTTGCCTACGTAAGTAGCATAGAAACCACTGATGGCCGGAAGGAACACAGCATACTGGCTTTGCCCGTCTGGTCCAAGCTGTTTAGAGGTTAAGTTATCTTGGATCACTTGGTCTGTGCTAATAAAATATAGTTGTAAGTGGCCAAACCAGAATCCACAGTGATCATGGCTGCACCACTGTCACTGATACGGAATGTTTTGTCTCCGGCCAAATCTAGTATACTGATCACAGTTTTAATCGGCCATGACCATGTGCGTTTAAGCACACCCGTAATTGACGGTTCAAACACAAAACTACCAGCGTGAGTTGAGTGATCACCAAAGTAAAACTTTAGATCTCCGTTTTCGGTCCTGACCTGGAAATTGACTTCTTCAGCCATGGCCTGTGCCTGCATTTTAAATCTTTGTATTGCGGCCACGCTGGGAGAGAATTCAACCACCCATGGAACACCTTTAAATTCTATTGTTTTAAGTTTGGCATTCACATGTGTGGAAGCCATAAATCTATAACTGTTTTTAAAGTCACCGGTGGCATTTTGGAAATTGATGCTTTCGGGCTCGCCTGCGGCATTTTTGCTCAAGTTCAGTACTGCATTTTCCCGGTACTCTTGCAAGTTTAACATAATCTTGAGTTTGCTGAGATTAGGCATACCAAACGTGCCCATAAACTCTGCCACTGGATTGGCAAAGGCACCCTGCACCACTACACTACGATCTTCGGCCAGTGCTTCAATTTTGGTCTCAGTGTCTGAGCCAGTGATTCTGACCAGGTCAATACAGCCCAGGTCCAGCGTGTGTCCTACTAAATCTAATAAATGATCTTTCATTGTCGTTCTCCTTGATATGTTATTGTACGCGAGTTATTTAGAATTTGCAACAGGGTTTGGCATTATTTTAGCCATAGTTTGTCCACCTCGTAAAGAAGTTAGATGGCCAGGCTTGCGTAATTCTATCCAGGACATAGGGCTGTTATATTCGTGATAAAAAAATTCAATTGAGTAATTTAATCGTTTTGCTAGATTTTTAATTATAGTAGCCCTGTTGTAGCTTGCATAATTATTTTCTACCAAGATTAACCCCGCCGGTCTCTCACAATCGTTAAAGGTCATAATCAGCGTTCCTCCTGGGCGAAGTTTTTGATAGATTTCTACAAGATATTTTTCAATCATTTCGAACGGTCTAAAATCAAAATAATGATAGGCCAAACAAATACCAAACTGTTCATTGGGTATTTTTTCTAAGATGTTGTGATCAAACGATTCTTTAATAACATACTTACGCAATCTTTTTTGGTAAGTTTCGGCGTAGCTTGATAGATCCACCAAATCCAACAGATCATAGCTTTCATCAACAAGATACAAAGGATCATTACCCACCATGTACTGCATAAATGGTTCTTCGCCTGGATGTATGATCATGCCTGGATAATGCCAATTGTTGTGTTGCATTATTCGAGCTACAAATAGAGTTTCAGTTTTGGGATCAATTTTAAATTGGCGATTACGGAACTGTTTTGGAAAGTTTGGGTGTTGGGACAATCTTTGGTCTAGCTCCGATTTGTACCATTGAGAACTGCGCTGGAACCATTCTTTTTCTTCTTGTTCGATTTGATTTTTTATTTGCGCCTTTAGTTCGTCTAGTATTTTTTCAAAATCAGTGAATCCTGACAGTATTTCTTGATGTTTAATTTGTAGACTTTCGGTGTTGATAGCACCTGATGAACGTTGTGCAACAAACATGACCTTGAATAATTCCTGCAACACATTATTGTGTACGTCAACAGACGATACCTGTTGCAGTTGTTCCCAAAAAGTTATAAGTTCTCGAAATGTCATTAGGTCCACGAAAACAGTGTTTGGAATGTATTTTCAGTGTTGGTAGCCGATGCCAAGTCCCAATCTAGCACACTTAATAGGTTGTCAATCTTTTGATCTACCACCGTGGCTTCCATTTCACCATCGTCAAACGGCAGATCCTTGAACCATTGTGGCAGGTGTATTTCGTCTGTGGGATAGCCAATTGATGTCCAACCTAGGGGATTGTTTTTTAGTTTACACACAATGGTTTTCATACCATCCACAATCTGTAGACTGTATCGGTCACCATTCATGGCTCGCAAACTATTCCAGTTTAAGGCTGCACGTACATGACCGGGCATGTTGGCCTTGCCTAGCCGTTCTTCTTCTTTGCCATACTTGGTCAAATTGTTCACACGTTTGGGTGAACCTTTTTCCCACCCGGGTCTGTCTTTAAACACATACTTGAACTCACGAATCTTTTCTATAATTTCTTCACGTGTGGCACCAGTCAACACATCGTCTAATATAGTGCTCAAGAATTCTTGGATGATCTTGGGTGTGTCTGATCTTTTAAGATCCAAGCCCATGGCCTTGACCTTGCCAGGTCGACCATTGACATCTTGCCTCTTGCCTTCTTTGTCAATAATCATGACAGCATAGCGTTTCTTGGTGATGAATAGACCTTTGCTTGCTACCACTTCACGACCGCCACGTATCACTGCGCCCATTTCTCTAGGCACATGGAATGCAGTTTCCATAAAGCCTGGAAAGCTGGCATTGACCTGATCGGCAATACTATCATACAACTGTATGGCAATTTCTTTTGACCATGACATGGTACCTGCATCTATTTCACTCTTTAGCACAGGATAAGCGGTAAAATAACAACTATCGGTATTATGCACTAATATGTCGTTGGCAAAAAAATACGGGTCCTGATCTTCTATACTGAGATCATACACATAGTCATCTACTTCGCCAAGACATTCGATACTCTTTACGGTTGTTCTTGTAATATCCATTCTGTTACCTTATCAATTGTTTTGACTTTATTATTTCGAAAATCTGATTCCCAAACTACTAATGTTTTAAATCCCAAATCCTGTGCTGTTTGCAATTTTAACATATTTTGGTGCCATATATCAACCGCTAGTGTGCCTCTTATTGTAGCGGTGCCAGTATAGATATTGGGGTTAGCATGCCAATAATCACCATTGAATTCAATAATACAATTGCCGTGTTTTACATCATAGACAACATAGGTATTCAATAAATGAGACCATTTACCAAATGGTCGTTTAGATGAAGTATATTCAAGAGGTCCTACTTTATCTTCAAGCATGTTTGTAAATTCTTCTTCAAGATTACTAATATATCTTCCTCCAGAATTTTTTCTTGACAAGATAATGTCTACCGCCTCGTCCAAGGTAATTCCTAATTTTTCAGAAATACTCACCGGGTCATGTGGGTCTTTCTTTTTCTTATTAACTTCAAGATATTTTTTTATACCATTGGTTGCACCGTACTTTTCAATAAAATATTCCTTGGTATTGGTATATCCTTGTCGTTCGCAATATTCTTGCCATTTAGCAACTCCAATTTCTTCGCCATAACGTGTGATCATGTTTTTAATAGTTACTGCTCTTGATGAATTATACTCGTCAAACTGTTTGCGTGTCCAGCCGTATTTTTCATGTTTGTATTCAAAAGTATTAGTGGTTGCTTGCACATTACAATACTCATTCCATCGTTTTTGACCTTCCACAGTTCCGTATTTTTTGATAGCTGAGTTAAGTGTGAACCCGTATTTTTTCTTTAATTCTGAATCTACTATCTCACTACCAGGATGTGCGGCCATATACTCCTTGCCGTTTTTGAATTTTCCGGTACAGTTGTATTTGAAGTGTGTCCACTGCAATCTCGGGGCTGAATACCCGCACTCTAAGCATGTTGGCATATGATGATACTCCTATCTTCATAGTATTTATGTATTCAGACAAATAATTAAATCTTTATCCTGGATATCGTTGGGTTTTACTTCCATCAGAAATCCGTCACGATCTACCATTACACTATGGTCTTCGGTTACAGTAACCGATTTATTATTTTCTAGCGTAATTTTGTAAAGTTTCTTTTTTGTTTTGTGACGCATTACATAAGATATATTGCTCATTATAGGAGAATCTTCATACGCATTAAACCCTACGACTTTGGCCAGTGCCCCGGTAGCATATTCCTTATTACCAACAATACAATGTTCGGGAGTCTGTCTAAATAATTCTTCAATAGCTATTTCTCCAGAATCAGTCTTAATAAGAGTATCGCCGGTTACACTGTCACCATAAATGATTGCTTCGCCCACGTGATCGTATTGGCCAGTAATGCATTCATTTACATACGCATCCATATGACGTGCAATGGCCCGTCCGGTAAGAGTCGTGGATTGTCCAATACGCTTATCAAAGAACCTGCAACCAGGATTAAGAATAGCACCATATAGGCTATTAAGATTAATCTTCTTGACCAACTGTCTTTTATCCCAATATTCTTCATCATTTTTATCTGTACATTCTTTAAGTTTGGCCTGCATGTCTTTACGTTCGGCATACCAACGTTTGAGCAGGCCTGGAATTACGGCTTCACGTTCATATGTAAATATTGTGCCGTTGGCAGTGATCATCCAAGGTTGGTTTGAATCAAATATCATCTTCCATACCTCAGCGGCACTGTGTACTGTTTCTGCACCATCACTCCAGTCTATGGTAACTTCAGTACCACGTTGTTGTTCCATTACTGCGGTGTATTCTAGTGATCCAAACAGGCCTTCCCATGCGGCAGCAAAGCTGGCTCCACCACGCATCTTGTCTGCGATATACCGGTCGGTCATTGTTTGACGCAGTTGTCCAACAATGGTTTCTGGCCCCATGTTGAGAGCACGGATCGCCGACGGATACAAACTGTTAATGTCAATTGATCCGATGTATTCGTGGATGCCTTTTTTAGGGTAAGCAACATAGGCACCTGCGGCTTGCGTATCTTCATCTGAAAGCCTTTCTCTACGGTTAGGAACTACCATACCTCGTTCATGTGCTTCATTAATAATGGCCTGTTCGG